CAGGATATAACTATTATCAAATAGGTGATGGTGAACGAGCTGATGTACTAGCTTCTAGATTATACGGTGATTCAACATTGTACTGGACTTTCTTTTTAGTCAATGAAAATTTACAAGACCTAAATGATTGGCCGAAGTCTCAAGTACTATTACACAAATATATAAGTAGAAAATATTCAGGTACAGTATTAAACGCTTCTAGTTCTACAGATATTGTTTCATTTAATCATACTACAAATGTTTCTAGTAAGTTTACTCTCGGAGAAAAAGTATCTCAATCAACAACAGATGCTTATGGCTTTGTTACTAAAGTTGATCCGACAAATAATAGAATAGTATTAAATAGTGTAGTAGGTATATTTGATACAAGTACAGTCATTGGTACAGATTCAAGTAAGAGTTTTACACCGAGTTCAGTAGCTGATGAGAAAGATGTAGTACATCATTATATAGATTCTAATGATTTACTAACAACTGTATCAACAGGTAATACACCCATCTCAAATGAGAAATATGAAAGAGATATAAATGATGAAAAACATCAAATCAGATATATAGAACCAAAATATATCGGTGATGTCGTTGATGAATTTAAAGAAATAATAAGAGATTAATAATGCCAATAGGATTAGATAGCGGTAATCCTCTCAGTTACGATTTAGAAGTTTTAACAATCGTAAACAACGAGGGAGATGGATTCGACATTAAAAACATATTCATAGAGTGTAATATCTATGAATCTATACATAGAAACTTTTTACTAGGTGAAGTTGTTGTGACTGATCAAATAGCTTTCTTAGAGAACGCTAAACTTTTCGGACAAGAATCTATACGAATAAAATTTAATCAACCTAGTGGTAATCAAGATGAACCTGATGATGAAAATGGTATTGATCAAGTTTTTAGAATATATAAAATAGATAGTGTAACTAGAATTAAAGGATCAGCACAAGCATTTAAAATAAGTTTCTGTTCACCAGAAATGATTAAATCAAAAAGAACTAGAATCAGTCAAGCCTTTAGAGGTTCTATGACAGATATAGCAGCTGTCATAGCCGAAGATCATTTAGATATAAAGAATGATCCTGAAGGTCAAAGTTTTCAACCATACTTTGAAGTCAGAGAAAAATCTCAAGGTGATAATTATCATGTAGTGATTCCTAATTGGACAATAGGTTATTCTATAAATTGGTTATGTAAACAATCTCAAGGTATAGATTCAAGTAGTGGATTACAAGATTCTTTTTATTGGTATCAGACAGCTACAGGTGGATATAGAATACAATCATTAGCTAGTATGATGGAACTTGAATATGGTGGTGGTAGACCTTTTGTTTATTCTGATGCCAATACAGCTGATGGAAATAAACTACCCTATGATAAAACTGGTAAAGATGGTGAAGTCGGTATGGGAAGAAGATTATTAGGATACAAAGTCGAATCACAAGCTGATGTATTGAATGGAGTTGTCAACGGATTATTCGCTTCTAAACAGACAACAGTAGATAACACATATAAATTTTATACAGAAAAAACATTCAACTTCTTAGAAAAACATTTTAGTGATGAAGGTAAAGCTCTTGATCCACACCCATTTATTAGAACACAAGCTGAGACATTACATATAGGTAGTAAACCAGCTAAAGATGGAGATGTAAATATAATCGGTTCGATAGAAGATAAAGCTATAGGAGATTTCACAAATGCTTATCAAATTCTAACTAGTGATTCATCTTTTGTAAATGATGATAAAGATGATATTCATCAAGCGAATCATTTTACTCATCTAGGTTCTAGTCAATTCAGACATGCATCTAATCAGTTATTAAAATATTATACTATGAGTGTTCTTATATCAGCTAGAACAGATGTAACTGTGGGTACAATAATAAATCTAGATATCTCAGCTGTAAGACCTGGTGAAGAATATTCTAAATCTAAATTCTCAGGTGGTAATCATTTAATTACAGATATTAAATGGGCATTAACTAAAAATGAATTAAGAACAAACTTAACTGTTATCAAAGATTCATTAATAAATAATATTGAAACAACAGAAATTAAATATGGTGAGTCAGAGACAATATGATATATCAAGGTAAAACAGGATTTAATTGGTTCACAGGTGTTATAGAAGACCGAAACGATCCAATGTTTTTAAATAGAGTTCGTGTTAGAATACACGGTTCTCATTCACACGACAAACAGATGATAGCTACACCTGATCTACCGTGGTCAGAAGTTATGATGCCTACAACATCTCCGTCTATATCAGGATTAGGTACAACAACTCATGGTCTTTTAGAAGGTAGTACTGTAATGGGATTTTACAGAGATTATTTAGAGATGCAAGATCCTGTAGTCATCGGTTCTTTTATCGGAACACCTCAGAAGTTTTATATAGTAGATGAAGAAGTAGACAATGAAGGTACTAGAAAGTTTACACAAATTCCTAGAACAACAGAAGACGGATTCAATGATCCAAGACTAGATAGTGAATCTTCATATGAAGGTACACCTGATGGTCCGAGTCCTAAACACATTAATAGAACATATGGTTTAACATTAGCTTTAGATAAATCACCAAAGAATCAAGGTGGAGATGAAGCTATTAACTATCCAAGAGAATTATATCTTGAAACCTCAGATGTAAATCTTTTAGCTAGAACTACAGACTATGCTGAAACTAATAACAACCCTGTAAAAGATGTATATCCTGTTCTTACTTTAAAAGAACAAGAAGGTCCTGGTTTAGAAAATTTAGAAGTAGGTAAAACAGAAGGTAAAAATAATACAGCGTTAAGAGATGTTACTACATATCTCAAACCTAAATATCCGTTTAATCATGTACAAGAAACAGAATCAGGTCATTTAATAGAATTAGATGATACACCAGACTATGAAAGAATTCATCTTTATCATAGAACGGGTACTAGATTCGAAATAGATAAAGACGGAAACTATGTTGAGAATATTGTAAAAGACAAATATTCTGTAGTCGCCGGAAATGATTTTGTAACTATAACAGGAGATGTAGTAGTTAATATAACAGGTAACGCTTATATGAATGTTACAGGTAATAGTACAAGTACTGTTGGTGGTAATCTTAATGCTACTATAACTGGTACAAGTGATGTAACTTCTGAAGGTAAAATAACAATTACAGGTAAGGATACAACAGAGATTATATCAGATACAACTGTAACTGGTACACTTCATGTAACAGGTGCTCAGACAAACGATAGTACTATAACAGCTACAGATAGTATAACAGGTAAAGAAGTAGTACTAGATACACATACACATACAATTAAATCAGGTTCATCAGCTGGTAAGACAAATAAACCTGATTAAGAGACATAAATAACTATATGGCACAGTTTAATAGTAAAAGTAAAAGTTCAAGAGTATCAAGACGTTGGTTTACCGATATTGATGTGAATATGACATTGCATCCACAGACAGGTGATCTAGTCTTGAAATATGATATTAATGCTATTAAAAGAAGTATTAGAAATTTATTAACAACTAATCTATTTGAAAGACCATTCAAACCTAGTTTAGGTATTAACTTATCAGCTATGTTGTTTGAATTAGGTACTGCTGAAACAGATACTATTGTTTTAGAACGAGATATTATAAGTCTCATAAACAATTATGAACGAAGAGCGAATGTTCAAAGTATCACTTCTATAGTAAGAGGTCACTATTTAGATATAACAATGTTTATAACAATCTCTAATGATCCTAGACCACAAGAAATAAATATAACATTACAGAGAGTAAGATAATGGCTACGATAAACAGTTCAAACATTAACATAACAGATTTAGATTTTGATGATGTATCAAAAAGTTTAAAAGAATATTTGAGAGGTCAAGATACTTTAAAAGATTACGATTTTGAAGGTTCTAACTTAGCTATCTTAGTAGACTTACTAGCATACTCAGCTCATACGTCAGCGTTCAACGCTAACATGGTAGCATCAGAGATGTTCTTAGATACAGCTCAGATAAGAAAGAATGTAGTATCACGAGCTAAAGAACTCGGTTATACTCCAAGTTCACGAACAGCATCTAAAGCTACTTTTGATTTAACAGTTACGAATCCTAAAGTGGGTGGTCAGACACCATCAAGTTTAACAATCAATAGAGGTCATGAATTCACAACTGTATATGACGGTACATCTTTTACATTTATATCTCTTGACAATAAAACAATAACACCGACTACAGGTACTTTTAGGTTTGATGCTCTAAATGTTTATCAAGGTAAGTTATCAAGTGATATCTATCGTTACGATAGTCAAGTATCCAATCAAAGATTTCCGATGTTAAATCCTAATATTGATACATCTACAATTACAGTTAATGTCAATTCAAATAATACAGTAACAGCTTGGAGTAAAGCGGGTGATTTAACAGGTATAACTTCATCATCAACAGTTTTCTATATACAAGAAAATGACGAAGGTTTATTTGAGTTATACTTCGGTGATGGTGTTATCGGAGCTTCACCTAAAGACGGTGATCAGATAACAATATCATATTTAGTTACAGATAGTAATCACGCTAATGGTGCTGCTACATTCTCTATGTCAACATCTATTAATGGTAACTCAGCTGTAACATTTACAAATACAGTTAGTGCCTCAGGTGGTAAAGATATTGAAACACCTGATCA